TTATTTGTTTTCGAAATTACATTCCGGCAAACCGGTAATACTGGTTAGCAGTGATAATATTCCGGCCAGCATGGATGTGGAAATTACTAATTTCGTGTCTATCTGCCCAAGTACAGTTACGGTTCCAATTGTTGCTATGGCGGTCTGCGCGACAGTCTTTATTGCCCTGATACCGGCACATTTAGCCCATTTTTTCCAATCTTTTGCTTTCATGTTACCATCCTTTCTTTTCAGGGTTGATTAAGCCGTTTATCATTAGAGCGATTCGATTATTATCCATACAGTTCAGCAATTCGTGATACGCCTACGTAAATTTCGGAAATTTTATACCATGTAGTATAATCGACTGTTCCGGTCTGTGGCAGTCCGAATACTTTCTGGAATGTACGGACTGATTCTGCAGTTGCAGGTCCGTAAATCCCGTCAGCAGTAATTTTCGGAATAGCAGGATAAGCACCTGCTATGACATTTAATTGTTCCTGCATCTGCAAAACTTTATTGCCGGAAGAACCAATTTCCAGAGTATAGCCAGGCCAGGAGGATGGGATGCCGGAGATGGCTTCGGCGGTGTTAATGTACATGTCGTCACCGTAGTAGTAACGGAGAATTTCGATAGGGGAATAGCCCTGGTCGCCTAAGGATTTGGATCCCCATTGGGTCAACCAAATTGTTATAACCTATAAAGTACCCGCAAACCCTTGATTTTACTGGGTTTGCGGGCATTTTACCTGTATAAGAAAAAGTAGATTTTAAGAGAATCGTTCTTGCGATCGTAGATAATCTTGTCGATGATCTGCTTTAGGGCTTCGTTCTTTTGCACGTATGTATAATTGTTGGAGATGAGAATATCGTACACACTCCGGACCTTCTGCAGCATGGCATCCGCTGGATCCTGATCAGATTTACGTGCTACCTTTTTCAATTCCTTCAATTGCTGTTCTAAAGATTCCCGTTCCTTCTGAATGATAGCTTTATTCGCTTTATATTCTTCCAGTGTATCAATCCCTTCCCGGTAGGAGGCTTTTATTCGTTCATCTTTGCCGGTTAAACTTTCCAATTGTTCTGTTATAGCCTTGCGCTCATCAAACTGCTCTGTGGGTTGATATTCACGCAATTCATAGACAATATCTTTGGTATCCAATATTTCTTTGATACTGGCCAGAACTTCCTTTTCAAGGACCAGTGAGCTGATGCCGTTCGGCTTTTTACATTTACCTTTACTGTATCCGTAGCAGGAGAAGTAAGAATATTTTTCCCCATTGACTCGTTTCATAGTGGTTGAGGTTAAGGTGCGTCCGCAATCCGGGCATTTCAGTAGTCCGGAAAGCCAATGCTTATAAGTGGAAGAGGGGCGTTTGCCAACCGGCTTGTAGGTGGCTTTAAATCGTTTCTGCGCTGATTCAAACAATTCCTTTGATATAATAGCCGGCTGTTGCCCTTCTGTAACAATCCATTCGTCCTTATCTTTGATACGATTGGTGCTGTTCTCTGTCCGGTTCCACCGGATCATGCCACAATAGGAAGGATTCTGGATGATATATTCGACAGATCTTCGCTCAAATGACTTTCCGTGCGAAGTCTTGAGTCCTAAAGAATTTAGGTATCTGGCAATGTCGAAGAAGCTCATACTTTCATTTGTGTATTTTTCGAATATAGTACGAACAATCTTTGCTTCTTCCGGAACAATCACCGGCGGCTTGCCATGCTCCACAACCTTGTAGCCAAGCGGCGGACGTGCCTGGTATGCTCCGCGGAGTGCATTTTCTTTCATACCTCGATACACTTCGCCAGATAACCGGATAGAGTAATATTCATCCATCCACTCGATGATACGCTCGATCAGGCTGCCAAAGGGATCATCGGAGAGTGGTTCAGATACGCTCACGACATCTACATTGTGCTGTTTTTTTAAAAGAGACTTGTATACGATGGATTCTTCCTGATTCCTGGCGAACCTGGAAAACTTCCATACCAAGATCTGATCAACCGGATGATCATCACCTTTGGCCAGTCCGATCATCTCCTGGAATCCGGGACGCTTGTTGGCTTTCCTTCCGGAGATACCTAGGTCCGTGAAGATCTTCAGGATTACAATATTGTTCTTGGCTGCATAGTCCCGGAGGAGGTGCTCCTGGGAGTCCGGGGAAATTTCTTCTTGATCGTGAGTGGATACCCGGATGTAGCCGTATGCATATTTTACGCTCATTGTATCACCTTCCTGTAATTATATGTGCGACGTCGCACAAAAATGGGTACAAAAATAACACCTATACGGTGCCAGGGAAATGTGATATAATACTCTTGTTCACGGAATGTTATATCGTGCCTTGGCACTGTATAGTATTCATTAAGCCGTTCTTGTTGGTAGCAGGAACGGTTTTATTTTTGTTTAAGATTTCAAAAGTAAATCTTTCCAGTTTTGAGGAAACCCCATACTGGATAAAATAGTTTCTTGTGTTAAAACAGTGGTATAGGAATATAAATTTTTTAAAGCAATATCGACTTCCTTGACTAAACGTCTAAATTCACGGTTGGAAATAGTGAGTTTTAAAGCTATCATTACAGCAAATAAATCACGTTTACCAGATAAATATTCATTTTTTTCACTTTTTGGTAATTGCATTGTTGCGTGAAGCGAAGTATCAATTAAAGGTCGTTTGCTTCGATAACAAAAAAGACGATTTCCATGTGCACAAAAGTTCCGAACAGACGAAACATAAGTTAAGATATTTTCCAGTTCCTTATCCGATAAATGAAATGTTTTGGAAATTTCTTGGCGCTCTTTTTGCTGCATTAAACTATAAAACTTACTAATAGTGCCAAGTGTAAGAATATTATTTAATACCCAAAGAGGTATATATCCATAATTATTTAAATAGTGGGCAATACTTGGATCTGAACAACGTCCAGCTATTTGCCGTTGTATTTCTGAAAGAAGTCCAGTAATATTTTTACTAGCATCTTTTTTGGTTATATCAAAATTATCGTATGTTAAATAATGTGTCTCTGGATGCATCTGAGGGAAATAGTAAGCAATTAGACTTTTTATATTTGTTTCAAGCGGAAGAATATTATGTAAAAAAGTCTCGCGTAATTTCTGATCAAATAAATATAAGTTATAAATTTCATTTACTGTTGTACCTGGTTTATATTTATCTTTGCAGCCAGATTCCCAAAAAAGAAAACTATACCCATTGATTAAGTTATAATATCCAATGCGTTGTAATTTCTTTTTGGCAAAGCTCTTACTGTCAGGATTTGAAAAGTCTACTCCCCGTGAAGCCAATAATTCAACTAGTTGTTCGTGTGTTTTAAAAGGTTTTTCCTCCATAAATACCTCCGTGAAATAAAAAGACCCCGGGCCCGAAGGACACCGGAGTACGTTCCATAATATTATATGCTTCAAAATAGAAAATATTCTCTTTTGAAGTGTTTAAAGCATAGCATTAAAAATTCCGGATGTCAATAATTATTTAAAAAAATTTAAAATTAACAAAATGTTATTTACTTCAGTAGATTTGCAATGCAAATCTTAAAATTGTCATCCTCTTTGTGAGAGTATGAGCTAAAATGCGAGGAGAGTACTGTATCGAGCGAATCCTTCGCCGTATATATTACTCGGGATTTTCCCTGGTGTTTGGTAGACACCGGGGAATTTTTATTTAATAGCAGTTTTTACATGGTCTTGATTTTCCACTTTGAGCTATCGTTCCGCTATATATAGTAGAGGAACGTCCCAAGCTTGGACAATCCGGAGTTGAATGATATACCTGTCCGTTAGGAACCCAATATACCGTTCCGCCTGCTTGTTGCTGTGCTCGTGCCTGCTGTTGCTGTGCTTGCGCTTGAGCAGCGGCCTGAGCTTGTTGTTGAGCTTCGGCTTGTGCCTGAGCTTGAGCGGCAGCCTCGGCTTCAGCTTTTGCCTTAGCAGCGGCAGCTTCTTGAGCAGCTTTTTCCTGAGCAGCCTTTTCTTGAGCGGCTTTTTCCTCAGCTTCTTTTTTGGCCTTTTCTTCAGCTAAACGCTCTTGTTCTTCTTTTGCTTTTTTAGCAGCTTCCTCAGCCTTTTTATCTTTGACAGTAATAGTAGCAGCATTGCTATCAATAGAATCGTTAGCAGTGAATGTTACGGTAGTAGTACCGACCTTTTTGAAAGATACAATAGCCTTGCCGTCCTTATATTTCAATTTTGCAATATCATTATCGGACAGAGTTAGCTTCTCGATTTTAGCATCGGAAGGCGTTGGAGTGATTTTTACCTCAACAGTTTCTGAAACATCGAAAGTTGTTTTTCCCCAATCTGCCTGAATATCTGTAAGGCTTGAAGAATTTGTACCCCAGATAAATAGTAAGAGTGAGGTGATGAATATAATAATACTTATTATAAAATTTCTCTTTCTTGTTCCAGAATAATCTTTTTTAATAAGATAGTAGATAATAAATCCGATTGCCGGAATCCAAGCTAAAGAATATAATCCAATCAATAAGCAGACAACAAAGAAGCCAATTATCCAAGTTAAACATCCATTCTTTTTCATAATATCATTCCTTCCAAGTTTTAATATTTTAGGAAATTTTTAGTTAAAAGAAAGTCTGCGCACTTCATTCGCAATATTAGTGTTGCATTTAATTTCTTTTTGAATTTTTGTACCTGTTTCGGCGGACTCAAATACAAGAAAGGCTACAGTGTCTAATTCCTGTTGCTTGGTAGTAGTTGTTGTGTTTACCTTTGTTTTCTTCCCAAGAGATGCGCCAACCATTGCACCTACAGGGCCTGCAACAGCAGCGCCAACTAATGCGCTTCCTGCTCGACCGTGAGTCTTGTTTTTCCCTGTTGTCTTACTGATTAGATTATATTGAGGACCATCCCAGATAAAATCAACTAACTTAAATTTTCCAGCGCCTTCTTGAAATGCTTTTCCGAAGTAATATAGCCCATTTCCAGATTTTCTGAATTTAAGACCGCCTATGTCATACTGAGTTTCAGCTTTTTTCAAAGCCTTAATGCGGTCATTCTCAGCTTTTTGCAGAGCTCGTTCTTTTTCTTTCTCAGCTTTTTGAGCTTGTTGCTCTTCCCATTCTTCTAAATAAGCCTCTGGTGCCTTCTTATTGTATTCTTCAAAGAATTTTCGATCATCATCAGAGAGAGAGGTCATTTCACCTTTTTGAATTTTTTGCATTAAATCTGTGCTTCTGGATACATTGTCCCATCCTGCTTTTAATTTGTCAAAAAATCCCATTTTTCTTCATTCCTTTCGTTCTTTCTTACGTATATTCAATCAAATATCTCCGCCATATAAATACTTTCGTATCAAGAGGGCAATATATTTATGGTTAGAGATACTGAATTGACCATTATAAATCATCGCCATACAAATAGTGATGCTCAGCTCGTTGGAACATATCACAATGTTCTTGGAGAAATTTAACACGCTTTTGATCACGAGCAATCAGCTTCTTTAATCGTCTTCGTTCCGCTTGCAATTGCTTGATGCGATCAAGATAGATTTGAGCCGGTTCTGGATCTTTGTGTGGATGATGAGCATAGTATTCAATTTCTTGTACATTACCTTTTAAAAAGTCATCATTTGTTATATGACTCATGGCATGCTCATATGCCTTAAGCTGAGATTCATAATTCAATCCGGCATTGATTAGTATCGTGTAGCTTCCGTCTTCGTTCGGAACAACCATTTCATTTCCTTTTTTACTAGGAAAGTCCATAAGAACGACATTAACATCCGGTGTCGTCAATATCACCACGTTCCTTTCGTTTAAGCGCGAGAGCCATGCTGTGCAGAGCTTTTAAGTCGTCCGGATCCATATCTTTCTGGACATCGAACAGCGCTTTCAGTTCTTTATTTTCAAATATTTCTTGTGCTACCTGTGCAGTTTCGTTGTTTGTGTAGTATTCGTTAGATTTTTTTCCAGTGCGAATATATTCGGCAGTTACACCAAATAAATCAGCTATCTTCTGCAACTTAGCATCTTTAGGATTACTTCTGCCATTCTTCCAATCTGAAAAAGTGGATTTTGTGATTCCAGTAGCCTTTGCTACGTCAGAGTCTTTCATCCCTTTGGAATCTCTTAACTTGCAATAAATTTCATACATAATACACCTCTAAACAATAAATTCTGAAATCAGTACAAAAAGTTATTGACAAGTTCTGAAATCCGCACTATAATAAAGCTACAAAGTTCGGAAATCAAAACAGAATTAAGTTTTAATTCATTTGTCAATGTATCTGGTAAATATATTGTATCTGATTTCCGAACTAAAATCAATAGAAAGTTCGGAAATGAGGTGATTATTTTTATGTATGAAAGATATGTAGAACTTCGAAATCAAAAAGGGGTATCTGACTACAGGGTAGCAAAAGATACGGGGATTCCGAAGTCTACTTTTTCTGATTGGAAATCAGGAAGGAGCAAACCGAAGATAGCCAAGCTTAAAATTTTGGCTGGATATTTCGGTGTGGCTGTAGATGAATTAATTTCAGCAACAGATGAAACAGGTTCAGAAGAAGGGAGGGAGTAGATGCTGATAGGAATTTTAGCTGCGCTATCGATGATAGCGATAGCAAAAGCAATTTATTGGAAATTATGTTTCCAGGGCGTACTTCTTTATATAGCTGAATGCGGAAATCCATTGCCTAACACTACTTTAATAAAGAAATACGCCGAGAGAGTAGCGTTGAAAGCTCTGCACATCAAGGAAGATTAAAATGTGATTTGATAACAAGGGATGCTGCCGACAAGGCAATCTGAGTTAAGTCTTTAAGTGATTGCACACCAAGCTCAGTGCCAATGTCTTTTACTTTATTATAAAAAGAATCGTTTCTGATATTAGCAAGGAACTCATGTCCTTTAGGGGATAAATCCGAAATGGTGTAGCACGTTCCAGTAATATTGCAAGATGCTTGGAAAAAGAATTCATTAAGTTGACATTGACGGATATGATACATTACTTCATCAAAAGAATAATTTGGAAGCAATTCAGGAACGGTCTCTTTGTCGAATCTCCAATGGTGGTTGATATCAGGAATTTCTTCCACAACAAGAAGTATATCTCGTATGCAATCAGGGTTTAGTTTCAATTTGTAATCATTCCTTTCATTGGTTGTTAGGAAGATTATATCAAACCAAAGAGTATAAAGGCAATAGAGAAAGAAGGTGTGAATATTATGAAGCGCTTATGCCCAGCGTGTTTTACAGAGCTTCCGGAGAAAGCAAATTACTGTCCAGCGTGTGGAAAGTGCATGAGAGAACCTATTAAATTACCTATGATCCTTGGCGGAATAGTATTCCCATACATAAGGGCGATTGGAATAGACGATCATGCAATTCACGTTGAAGATGGTACGAGAAAAGGAGAGAAGAAAAAATGAAAAAGAAAATTGTAACAATTTTAATCTTATCAGTTACAGTTGTGGCCGCCCTAAGTGGTTGTAAAGGATTAGCTACGACAGAAACGGAATATGATACAGAATCAAAGAGCATAAAATCGATGTTTGTTGAAGTGGAAGTAGGTGCAGAGTGGAGAATAATGTACGACAAGAAGACAAAAGTCATGTATGTGATGTCTGATGGTCCTGAAAACCGAGGTGTTTTTACGGAACTTGTTGATGAAAATGGTAAGCCGAAATTATGGGAAAATGAGGAAGAATAAATCGCAACAAGTACAAACCATTCCACATAACCTATGCGTGAATCCAAAAGTGCTGATTAACGGATATCCATATGAAGTACTTACGACTTTGGAGAATAATGAATATTTGATCATCAACAGTATGGAACAAACGATTACAAAATATCTCTCGAATGGCGCGACAGTAAATTTATTCGATGCCAGAGGATATGATTATTCTGTGTTCGAAAAAATCCCGTCGGGGTTGATATCTGTAAGTTGGAGTGGAGACTTTGGGATAGATCTGTATGTTTTCCTGAAGAGGAAGGAGGCAGCATGGTAATCTTGGCGACAAGAAATAAGGAGATAGGAACGAATCCGTTACTGGATGCAAATTGTACATTTGATGCAAATAGCGATCGAGAGTTCTCTGTTAAGATTGCGCGATGTAATTGGACGAAAGATATGACTTTTGGCAATCTCGTGTACGTACCGGATACAGAATATGGCGGAATTATCGAAGATGTACTGACGGACACATCTTTGGACTATGTGGAACTAAAAGGTTACACATGGCGCGGACGTATGGAAATGAAAGTAATAGAGCCGCCATCCGGAAGTGATTACAGGGTGGTGTCCGGGGAGTTAAATGCAATTCTTAAGAAACTGATAGAACCGGAATTTGGCGGATTGTATGTTGTGTCTGGTGCAGACACTGGCATTACAGTAAGTAATTATCAGTTCGATCGTTATTGTACATTACTGGAAGGAATTACAAAGATGCTGAAATCTGTTGGATATAGATTGAGTATTCGGCATAAGCGTGAACAAGGAATCCCGGGATATATTTTGATCGAAGCAGTACCGATTGCGGACTATTCTGATGAGATTGAGCTGTCTAAGGATTGTGGACTTAATTACACGATGGAAGATAAAAGAAATGGAGTAAATCACTTGATCGTGACCGGAAAAGGTGAGCTGAAGGATAGAAATGTATTGCACTTGTATGTATGGCCAAATGGTTCATTCAAGAAAGCACAATATTATAAGGGATTGGCTGAAATCACTCAGGTATATGAAAATACATCAACAGAAACGGATGAATTAGAGAGCCAAAGCACAAAGAAATTGCAAGAACTATGTAGCAAAAAGATTTTTGGTATGGACATAGCAAAGCTTGGTATTGATGTGGGCATTGGAGATATTGTTGGTGGCCGGGATTATCTTACAGGGATGTATTCCAGTCGTCCAGTAGCCAATATTATTTATAGTGTTACAAATAGAGTAGAGTCTAAAGAATACGAATTGGAAGGAGAGAGCGATAATGGAAATAGTTAGTGGAAGAACAGGAAAACCACATGTTACGAGCCAGCAGTTCCGGCAGATCATAGAAGGAATCATTGGTGATGATAGTTGTATATTACCGTCAGGAGAAAATCTGGAACCGGAGCTGGTATCCAACAATTCTCTCAAGATCCGAAGCGGAATGATGTGCCATCATGGGAATGTGTCTTCTGTAAAAATCGGAACTTATGATGAGGTGGAACTTACAAATGGATCGCAGGGAATGAAGAGGATAGATCTGATTGTTAACCGGTATACAAGAAACGAAAAGGATAACACAGAGAAAAATGAATGGGTTGTGATAATGGGATCTCCGGCAGAGAGTAATCCGGTAGTTCCGGAGTATACGCAAGGAGACTTGCAAAAAGGAGATCTTGTGGATGATTGCCCGGCATTTGAAGTACATCTCGATGGAATTAATATTGTGGAAGTGACAAAGAAATTAGAGATCGCTACGACAAATAAGGAGTTGGCTGCTAAATTACCGGTCTACGGAACCACACCAATCATCGAAACCAGGGCAAATTCTTACAAAGATACTTCTGTGAAATTCGGCAAAACATTTTCGAAAGCACCGTTCGTACTATTAACGTTATCTGGTGGCTCACAAAACACCAAAACTTTTGCAGTGCAGGTTAAAGATGTATCTACGACTGGAATGACAATACGAACTGTTAATGGGTATAGTTCAAGCGTATCAATGTTTATTAATTGGTGTGCATTTCCAAAGGGGGCATAGATGAGAATATTACAGTTTAAGGTGACTGGCCAGAACCTAAGCAAAGACGGAGATTTCTCTGGTATTGTGGCCGGAACAAAGGGATACCTGCATACAGAATATAATTTCGATTCAGAATGGGACGGTTGCAAGAAAGCAGCCGTCTTTTCCAGATACGACAAGGAATATCCTGTCCCGATTGTGAATGGCAAATGTGCCGTACCGGACGAAATCACGGGATATAAATGTTGGAAAGTATATCTGGTAGGAGGAAAAGCAGGATATCGTATCACAACGAATGAAGTGGAGGTGTATCAATCATGACCGTAGAAGAAGCATTAGCAGCATCGGTGGTCGAACCGGTCAACGACATTTTTGAAATCAACCCGGAAACCCGTGTGATTACAGTCCCGGCATCCGAAAAGCTGTTCGGTGTAGCAAATGACGGAAACACTGAAAGAAAACATTTCCGGTGTCCGAAAGTCGTAGGGAATAACATAGATCTGTCTACCATGCATTTGTACATTAACTATCAAAATGCCAACGGAGATAAATATCCGTACTTGGTAGAGGACGTACAGACGGACGGTGACTATATAACGTTTTCATGGCTGATCGGTCCAGATGTAGTAGCGTACAAAGGGCAGGTTAAGTTCATTGTGTGCGCCAAAAAGGGAGATGGAACAATTTCGGAATGGAATACCACCCTTGCAGAAGGTACCGTACTGGAAGGTCTGGAAGCCGAAGACGAGGTGGTGGAACGGAATCCGGATATCATTACGCAGTTGTTGAATCGTATGCGCGAGGCTGAAAAGATTGCAACAAAGGAAGCAATGCAGGAGTATGTAAACACATATCTTACAGAGCATCCAGTTGAGATTGATGAGACACTCACCAATCCGTATAAAAACAAGACAATTGTAGCATTTGGCGACAGTATATTAGCAGGATGGGGATGGAAAGAGGGAACAGGAATCATCCAGCCATTAAAAGAAAAGTATACGGATACTGTGTGGATTAATAAGGCAGAGTCTGGTGCTAATATGGCAGTGACATCCAATCCGTCACATACGCCAATCGTAACGCAGATTAAAAATTACACTGGTGCAGCGGATGCAATAATTTTCGACGGTGGAGTTAATGATATCAATAGCAGCATCCCGGTCGGCTCTATCGAATCCGGATATGATGCTTCATACAATACGAGAACATTTTGTGGAGCGTTAGAAAGTGCATTGCAGCATATCATGGACAGGTATCCTCTGGCGGTTAAATTATATATTATTCCACACAGCTTCGCAAAAGACAACTCTTACGTGGATAGTATCTATTCAAAAGCAATTGAAATCTGTGATAAATGGAATATGCCATACCTTGATATGAGAAAATGTTCTCAAATTGCTATGACATCTAAGAATAAGAGCAAATATACACGTAATGCAAATAGCGGTGTTGGTGATGGAGTGCATCCAGTAGAATCATGGTATCGCACATTTTACAGCCCAGTTATTGATCAGAAACTAAGAAATCTTGGAATAGGATATACTACAGCGCCTGTCGCACCGACCGTTATAGCGGTTACAGGAGTTAAACTCGACCAGACGACACTGACACTGAATGCCGGAAAATCTGCACAGCTGACTGCTACGGTATCACCAAGCAATGCAACTAATAAGTCTGTTACATGGAGTGCAAGCAACAGCAATGTATCCGTATCTGGTGGAAAGGTTACAGCCAAGACAGCCGGATCAGCGATCGTAACTGTAACTACCGCGGATGGTGGATACACAGCACAGTGCAACGTTACGGTTAATGCAAGTACAGCGGTAGACCACACGGAACTTACAAGCCTGAACTTGGATGGTAATTGCTATTTCGATACAGAAATCTTACCAGACGAAAAGACTAACACAAAAGCAAGATGGAACTTACAGAGCGGTACAACTTATATTGCCGGAGCACGTGACGATAATTATAAAATCGGCTACAGCTGTACAGATAATATCTACGTAGTCCGTGGTACAGTATCCAGCGCCGCTAAAAATGCACCATTCTGGGCGAATGATTGGATTATCGAGCAAACAAATGCAAGTTGCAAGGTTGGAGACACAATCGTAGCTACCGATGCGATAGATTCGTTCAAGCTTAGCAGTCCGTATTATCTTGGAAATATGAGTAAGAACAGCACACCAGCCGGAACAGGTGTAGTGGGCAAGATCTACTATGCACAGATCTATTCCGGGGATACCTTGGTAGCTGATATGATTCCGGTTAAAAAGTCTGACGGTACATTATGCTTATACGATAAGGTGCGCAAGAAATACATCTATAATGCCGGAACAGGAACATTAAAGGAGGGATAATGCAAGGAAAGCACATGGAAATCAGAGCAGGACCGTAAGGTCTTATTTTTATACAAAAAATAAGAAAGAGTGAGGTATATGAAGAAAATGGATAAAATTTTTAATTGGATCAGTGTAGTGTTCGGTCTGATCGGAGGCGTCCTGTCATACTGGCTTGGTGGATGGGACGTGCTTTTAAAGACGATCGTGTTCCTGGCAGTGGTAGATTACATAACGGGAGTAATCAAAGGTATTTATACAAAAAAGCTGTCATCGGAAACAGGGTTCAAGGGATTGCTGAAAAAGATTGTAATGTTTATTGTAATTGCCGTGTCTTTTTCCATCCAAGAATTAATCGGGAATACAATCCCATTAAGAGAAGTTGTGATCATGTTCTATATTTGTAACGAGGCACTAAGCTTATTGGAAAACGCGGCGGTGTTTGTACCGATTCCGGACAAGCTAAGAGATGTATTAATACAGTTAAGGGACAAAGACACGGAAGAGGATTCAGAGGGCGAATAA